TGCTGCCGCTACCTTTGCTAATACAGCCGCTTGGTCGGCGGTTGGGTCAATCAAAACCGTAACAGCGACATCACCCGGAATGGGGTTTTGCAGTCGCGCATCATGCGTTACCTGTAACGTAAACGCATTGCCAGACGGTATGCGGGTAAATTCAGGGCGGTCAAGGTACACATCCAACACCGCGACATCAGCACTCAGCGCATGGTATTCGTAGCTACCGCGACTGCCTGCGGTTGTCCATGACTCCAGCGCAATTTGAATCCGCGCACGAAGGCGCGAGTCGGTTTCGTCGCTTAGTCGGGCAACGTTGAATGTTGCGGCGATTTGGTCTAAATCCGTACCAGCGGCATAAGCCAACATTGTGGCGTAGCACGCCTCATTAATGCTTTGGCGTTGCAAGCCCAAGCGATACGCAACCGTGGACAGGATTTGGTAGGCGGGGTCGGAAACCAATGGCGCGGGGAATGTGTCATCTGCGAGTTGCTCACGCATCCCCAGCGTGTATAAATCCAGTAATAACTGGAGTTCAGCGGCAAAACTAACGGCGGCGATGCAAGTTGGTTTTGGCAATTGTGATAGATCAATGACATTACTCATAACGCCAGCTCCACATTGCTGTTTAGCCATTTCCCAACCAACAACAATTGTAATTTCCCAGCAACCGAAGCATCTGCAACTTTGACACGGGTCAATTTAAAATCTGGCACACCGCTAAAGTCATCATTAACCGCATCAACGATGTCAGCTATCCACAATGGGACAGTGACAGCAGACATGGGTGAGTCGATGTTATCGAGCAATCCAGAGCCGCGCTGGCGGCACAACACTTGCGAGTGTTTACGGGTAAAAATCGCGTCGTATAATCGTTGGCGAAGGTATTCAATGCCGCGAATCAGCTTGCCTGTGTTGTTGTCCATACCACAAATCAAGCGCGGGTCAGTGACTGCAGCAGCAACTAATGATTTGCCAACCACGTTGGCAGCACCAGAGGCAGCGGAAACCGCCGCATCCAGTTTGTAGGCAGCCAAATACTGGCGCAGTGCCGCATCACGACGCGCAATGTCTAGTTCAACATCAGCGATAGCCTCGCCGACCGTTTTAGCCAGATCATGCACGCCTTGTGTAACGGTTAATGCGCCAGTCATGGATTACAGCCCTTTTGCGTGACGCGCTGTGCGTGCTTTGGTAAACACAGCAACAGGGTCGTAAGTCGCGGTATTGCCTAACGCCGCGCTAACTTCTTGCAGCTTCACACCGACTTCATCCAAACCTGCCTTAGCAGTCGTAGCGGTCAAGCCGGACGCTTCGGACGGCGTATAGCCCAAATCTTGAGCCACGATAGTAACCGCACCATTCTCAGCGGTTTTACCGTTGACGGAGGTTAAACCATCACCACCTGCGATGTATGCCCAGCCTGTATCGCCCGTGCTGATGATCCAGCCCTTTGGCGCAACCGTAACCATTTTGCTGCCGTCTTGCGCAGCAGACAGGTCCACATTACCGTAGTCATCCGCGATGTAATATTGCCATTCGTTAGCAACCGTCGCCGCCGGAAGAACATCCGCGCCAACGTGGAACGTGCCCAACGGCTTCATTCCCGTGCGAACTTGTTCCGGCAAATTTTCCAGCTTAATGATGTGGTTAGCATCAAAATAGCTTTCAACGTCCGCCACCCGGTTGCTAACGTTGGTGACATTGATGTTAGTCTGGTCTAACGCGGATTGGTCGGCTTTGGTAGCCACCTGCGTTTGCAGTGTATCAATGTCGGCTTCAGCGGTGTCCAAGCGTGCATCTTGTGCGTCGTTACGCAGATTCTGCACTTCAATTGCTTCACCCGCGACGCGGGCTAAATCCAAGGATTTTTCCAGCGCATCATTCGCGGCGGTGATAGTAACCGTCATCAACTGCACCAACGGTGCGGATGCACTGGTAGACGTGGCAGTGATTTCAACGGAGTAAACATTGTTCTTATCCGCATCGTCTGGTACGTCGTAGTCAGGTGCAGCGATAAACGCTAATGCGCCAGTTGCCGCGTCAACCGTAAATTTTGCCGCATCAGCACCGCCAGTAATGGCGTAAGAAACTGTGCCACCCAGCGAATCTTGCGCTTGGATAGTTTGGACTGCCATTTTGTTTTCCAACATGGAAATGGCAGTCATGGTATTAATGAGAGTTAAAGCCATTGTGTATTGCCTTTTAAGTTACAGGTTTACCTGATTTATCAGCACCTTTGCGCACCTCACTGTGGAGGTGGTTTGGAATGCTGATACCGTTAACAATAACGTCGCTAAACCCCCGCAAATCCAGCACGCCAGTATTAATATTGTGAGAGATAACAGCCCCATTGCTAAAGTCGATGAGGTCTATATTTTCGTCATTCGACGGTGATTCGTTTTCGTCCCACCACAATTCGCCAACTATTTTTGCTTGGGAACTATCCCCATTGCGGCAAATCGCAATAAATTGCTGCCCCAGTTTAACTGGATGCCATGCAGCCCAATTCCGCGCGGATTTTGCAGGGAATGGAATCCAACCTGTAGTCAGATTGCCATCCTGCAATTTGAGTTTTTTTTGCGAATAATCTACATCAATGACCACGCCAAAAATAATTAAGGCATTGAATTGCCGCAGTAATTCGGCTTGTTTAAAGCCCATTATGCACCCCCTGTAACGTGCCGTTTTATCATATCCAGCACCACCAGCTTGTCAGCCTCAGGTTGTCTCAGGATATTGCGCGATGGGTATTTAATGCGCCGCTCGACGAGACCCTTATCATGCACATTGCCAAACGTACCCATACGACCGAATACCCCAATCACCGCTTTATCGTTGTCAACGCGCTCACGAATACGGCGTGAATAACCGAGTAACATGGGCTGGCGACCGCCGCGCTTACGGGGCGTATAGGCTGATCCATCGGCGTTTTGCTGGCTGCGAATGCGTTGCTCATTGCGAGAGCGGAGATACCGCGCGACTTTAACCATTAAGCTACGTAACGCCGCCGGTGACATTTGATTCAGCAGTAAAACTAGTTCGGCATTGAGTGCGGCATCAGCCATCCAACACCTCACCAGTGATGACATCAGTCAAAAATGCAGGGATATTCAATGGCATCAGCTCATCAAAAATGACGGGCTGCACACAGTTGTGCATGGTTTTGCTTGCATCATCCCAGCGCACGTTTTCCGACAGATTAACAAGCGCATAGAGACTGACGATTTCTTTGCTAATGATTTCTGCCTCGAACCCATACCCACCCCCGTCGCCGACCAATTCTGGTTGGTACAAACCAAGCCACCACACCAGTGCGACATCAAGTTTGTCAATATCACCCGCGTAGTCATTGATATTAATTTGTGCAGTATAGCGACGGGTAAACGTTACATTACCGCCGGATAAACCAGCAATGGGGAAAAACACTGATCCCTCAGTAACGATAACGTGCAACTGTTCAGTAGTGACTAACCCAGTTCCCAGCAAATAATCGTAGAGAGCCTGCATCTTCTTCATAAAGCCCCCGACAGGGTGCGCGATTCACCGCGCAGGTCTTGCAGGGCGTTCCAGCGTTCGCGCTGGTATTCGTCCGCTGATTCGGTGAGGCTTTCGAGGCTTTGGGCTTTGCCGGTGGTGTCGGCTACTGCCCAATAGCGGTGGTTGAGTATCGCTTGGGCGGTGCTGTAAACAGCCGTGCGGTAGTGCAACACTTTGGTGCTGCATCCGCCGAGTTCAGGGGAGGGCATAGCCGCGAGTGAGTCGTAACGCTGCCCGTGCTGGCATTGCCAGTTTTGCAATTCGGTGTTGACCTGTGCCATTGCCAGTTGCAGCACGTCTGCCAGTCGCTCGGCGGCGTGGCTATCGGAAATCTGGCGGCGCAGACGGAAGTCGCGCATATCAATGTCAGGGAACCAACCATCATTTGCTATGGTTGGCTCGGTTTCGTTGACTGTCGATTGACCCACAAACGGCGTACCGTTGCGGCGTTTGGCAGGATCACTGGCGAATGGCGGCGTTAAATCAGTCATGCGTTACCT